GTAAATGCAATTCTTGCAGGTGCTCCAGCAGCCCTTAACACACTTGATGAACTTGCTGCAGCCCTTGGGGATGATGCAAACTTTGCTTCAACAGTAACAACTAGTCTTGGATTAAAGGTAGATTCTTTAACACCTATTACTCAAAAGACTGCCTCATACACACTTTCAACATTAAATCACAGAGATGATTTAATTGAAATGGGATCGGCTTCAGCACTTACATTAACAATTCCTCTAAATGCAACAATTGCATACCCAGTTGGAACATCTATAGATATTCTTCAAACTGGAGCGGGACAAGTAACAATTGCTGGAACAGCAGGAGTAACAGTAAATGCAACACCAGGATTAAAGTTAAGAACTCAGTGGTCATCTTGTACTCTGTTTAAGAGAGCAGAAAACACTTGGGTTGTCTACGGCGATCTAACAGCGTAATAAAAATTCAATAAGAAATTAGGAGATACAAATGGCAGCAGGTAAAAAAGCAGGTAAGAAGTCTCAAGCGTCTAACGACTTTCTAGAGCCATTAGCACCAACAAGCGTATCTGCTACAAACGTAGGTACTGGTAGAGCATTTAATAATGGCTCAGCAACAGTTACCTTTTCTTTACCAGCACTTTCTCCTGCAGCCACATCCTTTACAGTAACTTCAAGCCCAGGGGGATTCACAGCCACTGGTGCCAGTTCACCACTTACAGTAACTGGTCTTCAGTCAAATACAGCATATACATTTACAGCAACAGCAACAAATGCTGCAGGAACATCTGCTGCATCATCTGCCTCAGCATCAATTACTGCAACAACAGTTCCAGCAACACCTTCAGCACCAACCGTAACCACACAGGTTAACCAGGACAATGTTTCTTGGTCTGCCCCAGCAAACGGTGGTTCTGCAATTACTGGCTACACCTGGGCATCTTCTGATGCAAAGGGTGCAACAGTGGGTTCAGGAACTATAAGCGTTGCAGTTACTCAAGAAGGAGGAACTGCTCAGACATATACAGTTTATGCAACAAATGCTAATGGAAATTCTTTAACTTCAGCAGCCTCTAACTCTGTTACCACTACTCCTCCGTTCTTCCCACCGTTCTTCCCACCATTCTTCCCGTTCTTCCCACCATTCTTCCCACCATTCTTCCCGTTCTTCCCGTTCTTCCCACCGTTCTTCCCACCATTCTTCCCGTTCTTCCCACCATTCTTCCCACCATTCTTCCCACCATTCTTCCCACCATACTTCGCCCCACCTACATTCTCTGGCGCGATGGCATTCTTCTAAAAACAAACATATAAATATTTATGTTTAAATTTAAAAGATATGTGATTTATTTTGATGTGATATACTTAGGGTTAAGTTGTTTATATCAAGATAAGGATAAAGATGTCGGTATATGATGAAAATTCAAATCCTTGGTTTACTAAGGATAGATCAGAAACTGCTATAAATAGATTTCCAACTAGGACAATAGAGGATAGTATTGTAGTTGAAAACCCAGCACTAGGGATAAATCTATATAGAAATGTTTTTTCAAAAGAAGATTCAGAAAGATATATAAACACTCTTGAATCAAATCTTGATGGCACTAAAAAATATAAATGGTCAGAGGCTACAGTTACAAATTCTCCTAATCCAATTAAAAAAGCAAGAGACTGTGTAGATTTTAAATATAAACAAGAAAATCTTGGACCAAGAGATCAAGACAACTCTGAACTAATCGATTTACACGAAGAAATATATCAAAAACTTAAATACTGTGTAGACGATTACGCAAAATATTGGGGAATAAATGTTGTTTATTATGAAGCCTTTAATTTTGTAAAATATGAAGGAGAAGGAAAACATTTTAATATACACGCAGACCACGGACCAGCCAATAACTGTACAGTTTCTGCTGTAATTTATATTAATGATGACTATGAAGGCGGAGAAATAAAATTTCCAAGACTTGATGGATATGTTCACACTCCTAAAGTTGGGGATATTCTTCTTTGCCCATCTAATTATATTTATGAGCATGCTTCTTTGCCAATGAAATCAGGGGCAAAATATTGTGTTGTTGTAATGACTGATATAAATGAGTTAGGACACAAGTAGTGACTACAAAAAGTAATAAAATTATATTTAAACCACTTAGGCCTTGGCTAAATAAAAATAGCGTTAATGTTCCTGTTCCAACACAAAAAGAAACTCCAGGTTGGTATAAGGATGCAGACAGGTTTGCAAAGATGCCAAACGGAGAATACTACAAAGCACCAAAAGAAGTTTGTCCATTTCCTAAAGAAGGAACCGTAGACGACTATGGAAGAATCCCTACATGGAAAGCCTGTCCAGCAATAATGGATGCATTTATAACTGGCTACGTTTTTAAAACTCCTTGCGATTTAACATTTACTAAAAATAGTTCAGGGTATTTAGATGTTAAGGTTGAGAACCCAATGTATACAGAATTTTGTATGCCAAGACCACCAATGCCACAGTTTGAACACCCTAAAGGATACTATAAACACCACTTTGCTTGGATGGCAGACTGGGGAATGAAACTACCAGAAGGCTATAGCGCTTTGTTTATGACACCAATGAATAGATTTGACCTCCCATTTATAAATACAACTGGTGTTGTTGATTCTGATAAAGTTCATCTTCTTGGCAGTTTCCCATTTTTTATTGCAGATGGTTGGGAGGGAACACTCCCAGAAGGAACTCCATACCTACAAGTTCTTCCATTTAAAAGAGAAAATTGGGAGCACAAAATAGAAGATCTTGATCAGTCTACTGCCTACAACGAATTAATAGAAAATAGAAAGTTTTATAGACAGCCTGACGGCGGTGTATATAAAAATAAAGTATGGTCAAGAAGAGAATATAAATAGGAGATAAAATGCAAACATGGACAGAAAAAGTAAATCTAGGCAATGGAATAGTTTGCTATAGAGGAGTAATTAAAAAAGAGTTTGATGTTATTAATAGACTTGAAAACGCCCTTGGATCAGTTGCTTTATATGGAGAGTTATCCCCAGAGGGTAATAGATACCACTGGATGCCAGCGTATGTTGGATATCAAAAACTTATGCCAGAATATAGGGACTGCGTAGACTTTAAATTTAAAAAAACAGACATAGAGCAAGACCCTAGCGAAGAATCTCTAAAGTTGCAGGCTATTTGGCAAGATGTATATGATGCTCAGTTTGCAGCAGTGGAAGACTACAGAAGAGATCATAGCATTATGCCGTTAAAGTATTGGGAAGCATTTAACTTTATAAAGTATGGTCCAGGACAACACTTTAAAGAGCATCACGATCACGGCTTTTCATATAATTGTACAGTTTCTCTTGTCGCATATGTCAATGATGATTACGAAGGTGGGGAATTGTACTTTAGGCTACAAGACCTAAATATAAAAGCACAGGCTGGAGACTTGTATATTTTTCCATCAAACTTTATGTATCCTCATCAGGCTATGCCAGTTACTTCGGGAACTAAATATTCAATTGTTACAATGTTAGATTACAGCAAAAAGTTTCATACCCCAGATATGTATGATCCAAAATGGGATAATGAATAGTGTTTAAAATATCGGCTGAAAAATCTCATGGTGCTTTATTTAATATTGCTCCGATGTCTATAAAAAGAGAGTGGATGGATGCAACTTCCGAAGGTCACGCTTATAGATGTTTTCCAGTAACACAGTCAAATGTGGTTGGATGGAGTCTTTCCTGTATTGAAGATATAGAGTTTATTTGGGATGGTGTAAATGATCAAACTGCAGAACATATTGAAATTATTAAAGCACCAGAAGGATCCTATGGAGGAAGAGGTCAATCATCTATAAGTTTTAATACTGGATTAATATTTAGAACTGAACAAAATGTTAGTATATTTACTATTAATCCAGTTAATTATTTTAGCAATGATTTTGAAACAATGTCAAACATCGTCAGTACATCTTTTTATGACAATCCTCTTCCATTAGCAATCAAAGCAAAATCACCTAACAAAAACATTATTATTAAAGCGGGAACTCCGCTTGCAACAATAGTTCCTATTTCTCTTTCAGATTTAAACAATACATCAATAGAAGTTGTTGATTATAAAGATGAAGATAGAAAAAGAGTAGATGCGAATATATCTTATGGAGATGCAGCACAAGTGATAAATTCTGCTGGAAAGTGGACAGACTGGTATAGAGATGCTGTAAACGAAAAAGGAGAAACTCTGGGTGAGCACGAAGTTAGGGTTTTAAAGTTATCGGTAGAAGATAATACAAAAAATAAACAGAATGGTATAATATAATTATGAATAATGCAGACAACGTTGTAATAAGAAAGCCATCAATGACACCTTCTGGATGGTTTGGTAATGGTAAAGAAAATATTGTCGAGTTAGAAAATTTTATGACTCAAGAAGAATTAGAATTGCTTGACAAAGCAGCAAGAACTTTGACTGTGTGGGATCAAACACAAAGCCACGTAAATGAAAATGGAACAGTTGTCTATGATGCTGGATTTTGGAAAGACAGAGTGGCTAGTGCTCCATCTTTAAACCAAAACGATCCAAGAATAGTTCCAGTAATTTCTGGTCTAGTCGAAAGATTAAAACCAATTGTAGAAGAGTTTTTTCAAGTCAAAGCACAACCTACAGGACAAACAATTGTTAAGTGGCTTCCAGGTCAACTACAGAGGCCTCACGCAGACAAAGAACTTCATGAAGGTCCAGATGCTGGAAAGCCAAATGATTTCCCTCAGTATGATATCGCAAGTTTGTTTTATATTAATGATGACTATGAAGGAGGAGAGTTGTACTTTCCTTTACAAAAAGTTCAGTTTAAACCAAAGCGTGGAGCAGCATACTTTTTCCCAGGGGATAAGGAATATATTCACGGAGTAACAGAGATAACTAGTGGGCTCAGGTATACCTGCCCATTCTTTTGGGAAATATTAAAGCACACAGGAGATAGACAGCCATGATAAATTCTGATCTAAATCCAGTTGAGGTTTACCCTAAGATATTTGTTTATAAAAATGTTTTTAAAGATATTAATGCTACATATTCTCAACTAAAGGAATCTAACGGAGAAGATGATGGATTGTTTAGTCCTTGGACAAAATGGTCTCATTTTGGAGAATATCTAAATCCTACATTTACAGATCATCCACACAGATTAAGCGTTGACTACCTTGAGAAAATAGAAACAAAAACAGAAAAAGAAGAACTACAAAGACTCGCAATCCTTGAACTTTTTAAGAATTTTCATTTAGTTACTGAAGACTATGCTTCACGTAATAGTGTAGACCTTGACAAAACAAAAACGGTATTGTCAAATGATGGCAAAACTAAAGAAGAGTGGCAAATGACTGGACCATCTATAGCAAGATATAGAACAGACATTGATGACCCAATTGCAATGACATATCATTCAGACTATATTAGAGAGCCTATCATTAGTCCAGGATACAAGTTTGCTATAACAGCCCTTGCTTATTTTAATGATGATTATGAGGGTGGAGAGATTGATTTTATTGTAAATGGAGAGGCATATAAGTATAAGCCAGAGGCTGGAGACTTTCTTGTTTTCCCTTCTGGGCACCCTGAAATACTAAAAAATGGAGACAGTGTATATCTTCATGGAGTAATGCCAGCAACAGGAGCAAGTAAATACCTTTCTAGGATGTATTGGATGAAGTATTCTGTAGGAGATCCTGAGTGGTTTGAAAAAGAAAAAGAGTTTGGTAAAGATGTTTGGGCAGAAATGCAACCAGACATTATGCAAAAATTTAGAGATGAAAATCCTAACAAAAGTAATGCTGACAAAGAAAGAAGGATAAAATGAATCTAAATAATAAAAAAAGAATAACAAAAGATATAGTTGTTTATGAAAACTTTATTAGTGATGAAGAGTGTAAAAAAATGATTCAAGCACTTGATGCTCAAGCAGAAAGTGAAAAGTTGTCCTGGATGCCTATATCATTTTATGAGTCATACTCTTCTGTCCTTCCACAAGATAACGATCAAGAGGTGCTTGATGCTGGATTATCTCCAACTATTTTTTCAGACATTGAAAAAGCAATGCCAGAAGCAATTGCTTCAGTTCACGACCTTGATCCAAAAACAATTTGTAAAATTGGATATCACACACAAAAGTGGGAGCCTGGAGCATATGCAAGAATACACTCAGACAACACAGATGCTGAAGGAAAGTCTGGAGCATTTACAAGAAGCAGATATGCTGGATTCCTTTACTTAAATGATGACTTTGAGGGCGGACTATTAAAGTTCCCAGGACAAGAAATAGAGATTCAGCCAAAGGTTGGAATGCTTGCCGTATTTGACGGGGGATTTAGCAATATGCACGAAGTAACTTTGATTGAAAGTGGAGTAAGATACACCATCGGATCTTTCTGGGATGATCGTGAAGAGGATGCTTACCCACAAGAATTAAGAGATGCTTGGGCTGCAGAAATGAAAGCAACAAGAGCCCAGCAAGAGATTGAAAGAGCAGAGTGGCAAGACTTGTTAAAAGAAGGATACAAGTTA